TCATAGACTAGTTTGTTCCTATATCTATGCATCACATCTCTAAGATATTGTTCTGCCTTTACCTTAGGAAGGTTGCCAACATCAATGTAGAAGATTCTTCTTTCTGGTGCTCTGGAAAGTCTGTAGATAACAAGAGCATCCTCAATCATTCTAAGTTGATTGAGTGCTTTAATTGCTTTGTGTAGATATGAAAGTGTCAGTTGTCTGTTTCTATCTACAAGTCCAGAAGTCACATATGTAATTGCATCCTTTGCAATAGTGACTCCTCTATTAGTAGATCCTACTTTTTGAATTTGTCCCTGTGGGTAGTAAATAAAATACTCTTCAATCTCAGGATCTTTAAACTGAGTTGGTTGATTTGGATCTAAATTGTTTACAATATTTGCACCAAGATTTACTTTATCTCCATTAGATTTCTTTTCTTTTCTAATAAATCTTACTTTTAGTGCATCTATAAATCTTATTTCTTGAATTCCTTCTGATGGATTTTTTAAGTCAATTACTTTGTGGTATAGAATTCTTCCATCAATATACCAATTTTTAAATATTTCATGTGCCTTCTTATCAAATCCCATCAGGTCTTTGATATATTTAAATTCATCTCTAATAATTTTTTTGAGTCCATCACTTGCATTGAGATTGCTTAATTCAATTTCAACTGGAGAATCATTTAGATCACTTACAATTGCCTCATTGACAACATTCTCAATAGCACTATCACATTCAGGGTGAAGTGCCATCTCTCTGTATCTTTTAACTAGATCATATTCATTTCTAAAAACACCTTCAATGTCTACATATTGACCATAAAAACCGCTGGTGAGATAGTAATCAACCCCGTCCTCATTGTTTTGAGGAACGGGGGATGTAGCACCCTTTGGTAATTTATTATCATCTTCAATAGAAAACCCAAAAAGTCTTGCCATAGTGTAATGTTAAACTGTATATTATCTATTTATCAGATAATATCAGCAGCACCATCTGCAGTATATGCTTCCCAATATTGAACCTGAAGATCTACTGTGAACTCTTCAATTTCATTTTCATTATTATATGAAAGATCAATTTGAGAAACATTGGTGGGAAATACATCTTTTACAATGTATTTTCTCAATACTCCAACATTCTGTGCATTTTCTACATTTGAAGCAACTCCTGGTGCTCTTGAAAGTTGAGTTACATTCATGTCACACATGTAACTTGATGGGAGAATGGATCCACTTCCATCAGACACCTTTACAATATAATTCATCCACCTTTCAAATAATCTTCTCCATTTAAAGTCTGTGTCATTGATAACTGTGATGGTCCAGATATCAAATGTTCTATCTCCTGCTATTTTTAGAGTTCTTCCTCTAAATGGAACAGGAATTTCAGAAATGGTTGATGCAGGCAGACCTGCTGCTTTAATTAGCATTAGGTCTGCATCTTGAAAATCACCTTCCATCCCTAACTGAGAAAATACATTTCCCTTAGGCAATCCCAATTCTTCGTTTCCAAAAGAAACTTCAAATAGGTTGCTACGGGCACCACCACCAATTAGTTTATCTTTGAAACTTGAGATAGTTCTGTTTGAAAAATTTGGTCCTGTTAAAGCCATGATTCTTTCTCCTGATTAAATTAAACTGTTCCTACAATAGTTTCAAATGAAACCCCAGTTCTGGTGGCAACAAATGTTAGTCCAATGAAGTTGATTGATCTTGCTGGTTTCACATATATATCAGCAATAAATTCATTTCTATCAATTACATCAGGGGTGTTGTTAGTTTCATCACAAACTAAGAGGAAGTCAGTAATTCCTCTCTTTGCTTTAACATCTCTTAAGTAGGGTTCAACAATGTTGATGAAGTTTGATCTGGTAGTTGAATCATTAAATTCAAACAATTGAGAATCTGCAGCATCTTTGATTGCTTGCTCTATAGTGATAAACAATCTTCTAACATTAATTCTATCAAATGCAGACTGATAAGAAAGTGCAGTCTTATCTCCAAATAGAATTATTCCAGATCCTGGAGATGAAATCACTGGGTTGATTCTTTGTGCATAAAGTTTGTCCCTATCAGTTTGATTTGGGTTGTATGCAAGTTTAATGGGGAACTTGAGGGTTCCTCTTGTCTTTCCTGCTGGTGAATACCATGGGAATTGGTTAATGTCAGTTCTTACGCACAATCCAGCAATATCTGCTGAGCATGGAATATATACAAACTGTTTGTTGAATCTGTCATAGATATACTGATATCCACTATCAAACACTGCATAAGATGAAGATGTTAGTGGACTAAAGAATGATAAAACATTATTCAATTGAGTTGCTGGGGAAGAAACATTTACTACTGCTTCCCTATATGGAGAAATAAATGCAACACAATCCTTTCTTGATTCTGCTATGCTGATTAGTGAATTTGCCTTTGCTTGCTCAGATTCTTTACCTAAAGAAGCACTTCCTTGAAGTAAGAAATTCAATGGAGTTTCAGTTTCATTTGCTAATTTATCATATGCAGTTGTAATATCACTTAGGGAAACTTCAAACCCACCAATATTGGATTCTCCACTATAATCTTTACCTCCAGATAGAGTAAAGATTTTATTGCCTACTGAATTGAAAGTAGTTCCTTCTGCATCAACTCCCCAAACTCCTAAAGATTCTGATTGTGGAGTATTTCCTGCTGAGAATTTAACTGCAACTGGATCTACACCCCAATAGTTATCAGTTGTATCACCAATAGATTTGCCTGCATAAATGTATGAAGAATTTAATGCAAGATAATCTTTATAATAAACATTCTGTGTGGGAGAAATTGTAGTATCAGTTGCTTTTGATAAATTTGTAAATTTCTCTAGAATAGTTTGTGATGATCCTGAGATGTTATTTGATTTTTTGCTATCAATAACAACCACGTGAAGGGCATCATTATTGCCACCTCTATCAGTTACATATTGATTTGTTCTTGGTTTGGGAGCAATGCTTCTCCAGGATACTGTGGAGGAATCTCCATTAGCAACATCAAGAATATTTTGGGTATTATACCAATCATCAATAGATGTTGGAGTTGCTGAAGAAGATTGTGAAATTGAATTAACTGTCAAAATTTCATTTGATACTGGATTAATTAAATAATCACCTGAAGTTATGCTTCCAATTCCAGTAATTTCAATTTGAGTTTGTGTAGTAGTTCCAACAGACACTGCAACTGCAGTGTGGTTTGAGTAAACACTTAAAACTTTGACGCTAGATCCATCAGTATGCTGAGAAGCAACTGTTCCAAATTTCGCTCTTGAGATATTAACACTGTTACCTACTCCAACTGAAGTAACTTGCACAATTTCATCATCAATTAGCAAATATTTTGAAGATGTAATTCCTGAACTTGATGCTACATAAATTGAGGTTTGTGAGTTATTTACTAGCTCTCCACCTTGAGTATCAACAAAAGTTGTTAAATCTTGGTTTAGAAGAGTAAATAAAACTTCAGATCCAATTGTTGTTGCTGGATAAGTACTTAAACCTGCTCTAGTTACTGTGACTGTTGTAGTTCCTGTTCCAGATAAAACTGCACCATTAAAATACAATGGAGAATTTGTATTAAATGAATAAATGCTATTTTCTGTATATTCTTGAGCAGTTTCTGTTCCTGCAGTACTTACTTTACTTAAGATTTTTACATTAAATTTTGATTGACCAACTTCAGTGATTATTCCTTTCAGATATCCTGAAGCACTAGAAGTTTGTCCAACTCCAGCAACAACTCCAGATAGTGCTTGTGTTACAGCATATCCAACTGAAACTGATGCAGTAGTAATACCATTAATTGTTTGGTCTGCAAAGTTGTCTATTACACAAACCTTTAAACCATCTGCCCAATATCCTGGATTTTTTGCTGACCAATAGAAATTGGTAGCAGATGCATGTGATGCTTGATAATCTTCATAATTTTCAACTAATAGTGCTGCATTTGATGAAGATCCAACAGCAGTATTTGAATTGTTTAAGTTGGTTCCAGAACATCTGACAACCTTTAAACTTCCTCCATAGGAAAGAAAGTTTGATGCTGAATACCAATACTCATAATGATAATTGTTTTTGGATGGTTTGCCAAAAACTGATACTAAATCATTTTCAGTTTGAATCGTGACAACTTGATTTACTGGACCCTTTTCAAAAGGTGCAGCAATTCCAGCAGATAACGAAGTGGTGTTGTTAATTCCACCTCTAGTTAAATCTACTTCTCTTACTTTAATCCCTGGAGATGCTAAGCTTAAAGCCATTTTAACTCCTCTAAGTGCTTCATTTTGCTCTAAAAGTATTTATAAATTTCTCCT